AACAAAAGAATACACACATGACTCACATTGAGGACAAGGTTCTATACGGTGGTGTTGATGGAACAAGACAAGCAATACTTGCTTTACGTTCGTTGAGAGACATGTTAGCAGGAGTTAAAGATGGAAACGTTAGTGTTAAGTGGGACGGTGCCCCCGCAGTTTTCGCTGGTACTGATCCTCGTGACGGTAAATTTTTTGTTGCTAAGAAAGGGATATTCAACAAATCTCCAAAGGTATACAAAACTAATTCTGATGTTGACGACGATACTGGTGGTGATCTTAATGCTAAACTCAAAGCCGCATTAAAGTATTTACCTGAACTCGGCATTAGAGGTGTAGTACAAGGTGACTTCTTATTTGATTCGAGTGAGGTAAAAACTAAAAAGTTAAAAGGTAAACCTTATGTTACCTTTCATCCAAATACAATAGTATATGCAGTACCTGCAGGAACTGAAGCTGCTAAAAAAGTTAAGGCTGCAAAGATTGGTATAGTATGGCATACTACATATACAGGTAAAACATTTGAAACTATGAAAGCATCATACGGTGTAGATACTACAAAGTTTAAGAATACTAAAAATGTTTGGTCACAAGATGCAATGCTTAGAGATATGACTCAATTTACTATGACTAAAAAAGATACGGAGGAAGTCAATGCACATCTTAGCAATGCTGGCAAGATTTTTAATAAAATTTCTAGTACTACCTTACGCACTCTCGAAAATAACGAAAAGCTTGCTCAACTTATTGAAACGTTTAATAATACATTTGTACGAAAAGGTGAAGTCATTGGTAACACCAGATCCCACGTTACGAAGTTAATATCACACATAAAATTGAAGTTTCAAAAAGAGATAGATAGTAGAAAGAGCGAAAAAGGTAAATCAGCTCAAGTACAAAAATTAAACGATATACTTAAATTCTTTTCACCACAAAATAAAATAAGTTTGGAAATGATGTTTGAATTACAGAAATCTATAGTTCTAGCAAAATTAAAAATTATAAATATACTTAATAAGTTAAATGGCGCGCAAACGTTTCTTAAGACTCGCGATGGGTATAAGGTAACGGGTCAAGAAGGGTATGTGGCCATTGACAAACTTGGTGGTGATGCAGTGAAAATAGTTGATCGTATGGAATTTTCATATGCCAACTTTTCACCAGAAATTATAAAAGGATGGGACAAGCCGGGGAGGAACTAATGGCACCATTAGATTTTAAACATATGACGTCTGTAGATTATAAGCCAGGCGAACCAGATGAAGTCAAATACTACGCTCAGAAACGTAAGAAGCAATATCACGGAAATGAGAGCGTACAATCAGCAGATAGAAAACCAGAAAAATATATCAAACCTGACGGTAAGGTCGGCATACGTATGGTACGAACTGACAAAGAAATTGTTAAAAAAGAAGCAATAGTCGATCCTAATGATTTAAAAGGTAGACCAAAAAAAGCAGATCCTAATCCTGAATCTCCTTATGGTATTAAACACCCAATGCATCCAGCTAATTTGAAAAAGAAAAAAGCTAAAAGCGAAGCTTCTTCTCCTTCAGTTCTTAAACCTACTAAACCATCTGACATAACTAAACACGCTAGAACACTAGCAAAAAATCCTGGTGATTATGAACGTAATAAGAAAAAGTATATTGACAAAGCTCGTTCTAAAGTATTTAAAATGTATCCTAGAGAAAGCTTAAACGGTTTAATGAAAGAAGAATCAGTTGACGAAGCTACATGGCCAGATGAGATGCCAAATGATGTAGATGAAGCGTTAAGCCTGCAACAAAGAATGAAACGCTCAAGACTTATGAAGCGTTTAAAGACAAGAATTAAAATTGGTCGTCAAAGAGCTATGAGAAAGATGGCTAATAAAAAGACTCTTGAAAAAAGATCAAATCGACAAGCCCGTGCACAAATTGCAAAGAAGCTTACACGTGGTATACCTAAAGGCGAATTGACATTTGCTAGGAAGAAAGAAATTGAAAAGAGATTAGAAAAGCCGGCACTTCAACAAAGAATAAAAAGACTAGCTAAGAGAATGTTTAAAGACGTTCGTAAGAAAGAAGTACAGAGGAAAAAAGGTTAATGATAAATTCGTTTAGATCATTTCTTATTGAAGAAGACAAAACTGTATACTTTACTTTTGGACGTATGAATCCACCTACATCAGGTCATGAAAAGTTAATGAATGAGTTATCTAAAAAATCAGGTAGTAACCCATATAGAGTGTATCTATCTCAATCTACAGATAACAAGAAAAACCCTTTGAACTACAACTATAAAATTAAGACGGTCCGTAAATTTTTTCCAAAGCACGCCAGAAGCGTAATGCTTGATAAGAAAGTTAAGAATGTATTTGATGCAGCAACTAAATTATATTCAGAAGGATATAAGAATATCAATATGGTTGTTGGTTCAGACAGGATTAATGAATTTAAAAAGTTATTAGAAAAATACAATGGTGTAAAAGGAAGACACGGACTTTATAAGTTTAACAAAATAAATGTAATTTCAGCTGGAGACCGTGATCCAGATGCAGATGGCATATCAGGTATGTCGGCATCTAAGATGAGAAGTTTGGCAAGTAAAGGAGACTTTACACAATTCTCACAAGGGTTACCTAAAAGTGTTTCGAATAATGAAGCTAAGAAAGTATATAATGAAGTACGTCGTGGAATGGGATTAAAAGAACAAAAAGAATATAAGAATACATTACACTTTACTCCAGTCTCTGAAGAAAGAGAGGCATATGTTAAAGGAAATCTGTTTGATATTAATGACAGTGTTGCTTTCGTGGGCAGTGACGAACTCGCTATTGTTACCAGTCTTGGAAGTAATTATGTCATTGTAGAATCTAATGGAAAGACTTATAGAAAATGGTTAACCGATATTCAATTAGTAGAAAAAGAAGAAGCAAAGAAAAAGGTAAAGCAAGATCCAGATGTGAAAAAAGCTCCTGGCACTCAACCAGCACCTTACTATAAAAATCTTTCTAAATCTACTAAAAGTAAAAGACTTTCGCATTTTAAAAAACATGCAAAGATGGCTGATGATAATCCAGCTGCATATAAGAAAGCCCCTGGCGATGCAACTGCTAAAACTAAACTAAGTAAACATACTATTAAATATAGAAAAATGTATGGTGAAGATGCAGTGGCCATGACCAAGAAAAAAATTGAAAGAGAAAAAATAGTTGATAAGATAAAACATGCTAGAATGTTAGATCGAGCTAAAGTTAGAAAAATTAAAAACAGGAGTAAAGCTAATGCTTAAATTTTCAACCCATGAAGAGTTATTCGAGAATGAAGGACTCAAGAAAAAATCGGCAAAGTCTGGCATATCTTATGGTACTTTAAAGAAAGTATATAATAGAGGAATGGCAGCTTGGAAAACCGGTCACAGACCAGGAACCACACCTCAGCAGTGGGCAATGGCAAGAGTTAATTCTTACATTGGTAAAGGTAAAGGTACTTATTACGGTGCTGATTCAGATCTTAGCGGTAAAGGTAAAAAAGAATCTGTCGATGAAGCTAAATACGATTATTTTGATTCTAAAGATGCTGCACATGCACATGCAAAAAAACATGGTGGCAAAGTATATAAAAATTCTGGTAAAGGCGCCACTATGGTTAAAGGTAAACCATCTAATACACACGTAGTAATTAAAGGCAAGATGTTTGAAAATAGAGTAGATGAAACACGAATTACAAGCACAGCCTTTAGAGCAAGAACCAGCATGGTTAATCCTATGGACAAGAAAAACATAAGTGACATGGCTAAAGATAAAAAGTATAAGGGTAACACAAGCGCGCTTATGAGAGATGTTAAAAAGAAATATCCAGATCAACACAAAAGTGATATTGTCCAAAACATTTATAAAAAACATGCAGAAACAAATGAAGCTACTGTAAAAGAAATATCAAAGAATCTTGCAAAGAATTATATTGGTAAAGCTTCAAGAGATGTATTTGATAAAGGCAGAGCTGATGCTACACAAGATGCTATAGGCAAATTAGGTGGTAAGCATAAAGATCAAGATTATAATAAAGGTCCTGAAAGAAAAGCTTCAATGAGAGTACGTGGTATCGATAGAGCTACAAACAGACTTATGAAAAAAGAAGCAATGTCTGATGCTGAAAAGAAAGCACATGACGCAGCAATTGCAGCATTTAAAATGAAAGGTGGCAAAATTAAAAAACTTCCACCCGGATATGCTGATGGCTACCACGGTAAAGCAGATCCTGGCGCAGGTATCAAAGGTATGAT